GTCATCCTTCGACTCCGGTGGAACTGCTCAATCATCGGCACAAAGGCCGATCATGAGCAGAGTTTTAGCAGAGTTTCAGTACTTACGCCACTCCGATGGATACCCACGGCGTGCCAAAATCACAAAGCCTTGCCAATCTTGGCTTTCCGAATGGTAGAATCCCTCTGTGGATAACTCCCGCTTCCTCGCCGAGCTCCGCCGTGCCCGGGGCTTCTCTCAGACCGACCTCGCACGGGCGGCGGGCACGGCGCTGTCCACCGTGACGCGTTTGGAGCGGCTGGGGTTGGATGCCAGCAAACCATCCACCTCGCTGCAGCTGCTCGCCGCGCTGGAGCGTGTGCTGCCGCTCACGGATGAAGAGCTGGAGCGGTTCGCCACCCAGGCGGGCCTGGGTCCGAGCTTCATCGCAGGGCGAGCAGCGGCGGCGGCCAAGTCCGTGGCGGATCGTGCACAGCCGCGTGTGGGCGAGCAGACCGATGCGGGCATGCGCCGGGCGCTCTCACTTCGCGCGTTCACGGCGCAGCTGCCGGCGGATGAAGCGCGCGCGTACTGGTATCTCGCGGATCTGCTGGAGCACGCGAGCCCCGCGCGAGTGCTCGCGCTGCTCGAGGGCGCGGCCAAGATGGCGGATGTCACGCTTGAAGGTGCGGTGCCGGATGACCCGCCCGAGCGTGTGGTGCGCGTCGTCTCTCCGCCCATCCAGCGCGACGGCTACGTGGAGCAGAGAATCGTGGAGTATGGCGCGGCGCCCGAGCGCGTGCCCGAGCAGCCGCGGAAGGCCGGGCCCAAGCCGTCCGGCAAGCGGAGATCTGCACAATGAAGCGGGGCGCTCTGTGTCTGTCCGTGGGGCTGATGCTCGCCGTCGCGCTCGCCGGCTGCGGCCGGGCGCGGTACAGCGATGCCAAGATCAACACCACCTTCACCGCGTACGACTGCCGCCGCGCGTTTGAGTCCACTTCCTCGGTGCTGGTGCCAGCGCCGGGCTCGGAAGCATTCGCGCTGCGGGCGCGGTACATCGCGGTGGAGATCCCGCGGCCGAAGGAAGTGTGGGCGCTGGTGGGGCAGAGCCAGGTGGCGGCGGGCATGGATTCCGAGCAGGTCTGGTGGGCCTGGGGGCCGCCGCACATGACCTATCGGCACCAGTCCTCCCGGGGCGAGGTGGTGATGTGGGAGTGGAACCGTCCGGGCGTGAGCTCCTACCGCACGGTCACGTTCCTCGACGGCACGGTGCTGCACGCTGATTTTTACACCCACTGAGCGGGGCCGGAGCATGACAGCCAGGTATCCGCCGCCTCGGGGTGCGCACCAAAGAACGCCGGAAATCCGCCCTGATAGCCCAAAAACGCCACTCGCAAGCGCCGACGCACACCCTACCCGTACACCGCAACCATGCCCCACGCCGACACTTGCGCCGCCGCCCAGCCCTGTCCGTCTTTTTGACATGGATGAGGTCCCCGGTTCGAGTCCGGGATCGCTCATTGGTAAACGCAGATACGGCAACGTTTTACGCTCAGTCGTCGCCATGCGGAAACCGGCCGAAAACCAGGGCGCACCCTCGGCGCACCCTGCGGCACCCGAACAACCGGGCACGCTTCCACCCCTGCAGCTCACTGGCCGCGGGCAAGCTCGCGTCAAACTCAACGGCGTGTACGTCTATTGCGGGCGGGCCGGCACGGCCGCTTCGCACGAAGCGTACGAAAAGGCGATTGCCCGCTGGCTGGCTTCGGGGAAGAAATGGCCCTCCACGTCCGGGGCCACGCTCAGCACCAAAGAGCTCTGCCGCCGCTTCCGTGAGTGGACCGCTGGGTACTACGTGAAGAACGGGCGGCCGACGCCCACCGTGGCCCGGGTGCGCCTCGCGCTCGAGCTGCTCGCCTATGCCGACCTCACGGGCATCCCCGCGGCGGAGTTCTCCATCGCCGACCTCCGCGAGTTTCAGCGCTACCTCGCTGCCGACCCCGAGCGGCGGTGGGCCCGAAGCACCATCAACAGCATCGTTCGCGTGGTGATCGCCATGTTCCGGTGGGCTCACGCCGAGAACTACGTGCCCGAGTCCGTGGCCCGCTCACTCGCGACAATCCGCCACCTGCCCAAAGGTCGTTCCCTCTTCGGGGACATCAAACCGCCGCGCGAGGGTAAGAAACGCCTGCCCGTGCCCGAGCCGGATCTGCAGGCCGCGCTCGCCAAGTGCGGGCCCGCCGTCGCGTCGATGATCCGGCTGCAGCTCGCCAGCGCGATGCGCCCCGGCGAGGTGGTGGCCATCCGCGCCGCCGACATCAACCCCACCGTGGTGCCCGGCGTGTTCGTCTACACGCCCCGTGAGCACAAGACCGAGCACCACGATCTGCCCCGGCAAATCTTCCTGGGGCCCAAGGCGATGGCCGAGCTGGCCCCGTGGGTCACCGCCGACGAATCGGCCCCGCTGTTCAGCCCTCGCGCATCTGCCGCTGCGGCCCACGCGGCCCGCCGGGCCGCCCGAAAGACGCCGGCCTGGCCGAGCCACGATCCGGAAAAGCGCCGCGCCAAGCGGCTCCCGGCTGCTCAGCCGCGAAATCCGGGCGACGCGTACAGCGTCGCCAGCTACCGGCGCGCGATCAACCGGGCGTGCCTCGCGGCGAAGGTGCCGCCCTGGTCACCCCACCAGCTTCGCCACAACGCCGCCAGCTACATCGCCCAGGCGGAAAGCCTGCAGGTGGCGCAGCTCATCCTGGGCCACCAATCCATCTCCACCACCATGCTCTACGTGCACACGCCCGACCGGGCCCCACTGGCGGCCATGTTGAAACACGGATAGGCCCACCGAAGGCGTGGTCTGCGTCTACCACCAGTTCCACTCCGTGGACTTCGTGCAGAACACTCGGAAAATCTCGCTCCGATTGAAGTTGTGGATGTCGTGTGGACAAAGTGCAAACTGACGTTGTTAGGAACTTGACGGCCGCAACACTGCCCTATCGCTTGTAAGAATGCGCCAATCATTCGCGAACGGAGGGATGGGGCCGTGCAAGGCTGCGACTCGGCCCCACTCCAAAAACCGCAGCATCAAGGATGGCAACATGCTGAAACTCGTACGTGTGTCAAACCTCGCCTCGACGACGTTCTGGTGGGAGATTCGGCTGGGCGATGAACCGATCGCCCATAGCACCCCGACCGGAGATCCCTTGGTGCGCGACATGGAGCTGGGGCTGGTGCACGCCCTCATGCCCCACGTCGCCATCTCAAACCTCGATCTCTAACTCAGAACCAGCCGCTGCACGTCGCCAGTCTTGGCGTCGTGAATCTCCAGCACATTATGGGTGCCGCCGATCGTCACGACGTACCACCCTTGGCGCCCCTCCACGGCCTCCACGCTGGCCGTCACTGAACTGGTGGCGGCCAGCGCGGAGCCGCCGGCCTTGGGCGTGAGCTCGTACCCGGCGGCATCGATGGCCTGCAAAACCGCCGTAGACAGCTCACGGGCGGCGCCCAGCTCTTCCAGGGCGTCCGCCACCTGCGTATTGATTTCTTCCGGGGTCGGGTCGGACACGTTTCACCCTCCTCAATGCGTCAGCACCACAGTGAGCGCCGCGAGCGCCGGCTGGTACGGCGCGGCCCCGCGCCGCAGCGTCACCCGCACCTGCCACCACCGCAGCATCCGCCGGATGCTGGCGCACGGTGCCAGCGTTTCCCATGCGGTCCATGTCACGTTGTCCGTGCTGGTGCGCACCTCGAACTGGTACACCAGGCTCGAATCCGGCCACGGCGGCCAGAGCATTCCCACCACCAGCGGGCCGGCTTCCACCACGCCGAACTGATCGGCGGCAATCGACGGCATGGCGAATGGGTCAGTGTTGAGCGCCGGATCGTCGGTGTTGTTGAACGTCTGCGGCGCCAGCGTGATCTCGGAGAGCGTGTTGCTCCCGCTGTCTTTGGGGTCCCCCAGCCACACCCCGGGAAGTGCGGCGTTCGTGAGAATGAGTTTCGGTCCCCACTCCACATTAGTCATCGTCCCGTCGTTCTCGAGGTCCAGGGCTTGGCTTTGCTTGATCGTTTCCCCCGCCGGCGTGGCGGCGGGGGCCACCGTCACGCTCGCGCCGTCGAACGAAAGCCGCCCCGAGCTCCCGACCGACCGCACCCAGAACGTGTGCTCTTCCCCCGGCGCCAGCTCCAGCCCGTCCAGCTCGGCGTCCGTGGTCCGTGCCAGCACCAGGCAGTCCTCGCCGCCGGCGTTGGGATAACTCCGCTCATCCTTCCCGCCGTAGAGCACCTGATACCCCACGGCGCCCTCCACCGCGTCCCACGTGAGCTTGTACGTGTTGCCGCTCACCTGGGTGGCCGCGAGCCCCGTGGGCGCCGGCGGCGGCAGAGCCGCAAGCCCGAGCACCAGGCTCACGATCGGGTGCCGCGCGTCATACGGCGAAAGGCTCGCCCCGAACACGGAAACAGCCGTCACCACGAACTCGTACGCGCGGTCCGAGTCCCGCAGCTCGAACACGGCCCCGCGGGCGCCCACGCTGGGCACCGGGAAGAGCACCCACGTGGAGGTGCCAACGCTGCGCCGCCAGATCCGGAACGCGGCCGTGTGGGCGCGGTCGGCCTCACTCTGCCTCCACGCCAGCTCCACCTGCAGCGCTCCCGAGTCGGAGCGCCGCTCAAACGCCCGCAGGTCGATCACCGGGCCGGGCGGCCTCGAGGGGTCCAGCGTCGTGTACGTGGGCAGCCGCACCGTGAATGTCTCAGGGTCGTACACGCCCTCGGCGTACTCAATCCCGGAGATCTCCCACCGCAGCCCGCCCCGCTCGGTCGGCCGCACCGCGGTGCATATGAAGGGCTTGCTGGTGAGCTCTTCTTCGCCGATGGCGTAGCTGGCGAACTCCCCCGGCGCCTGAGCCAGCGCGGGCGAAATGGCGATCGTCGCCCCTTTCGCATACGTGCCCGCCGCGCTCGTGATCTCGCGGTCCTCCACCGATCCGTCCAGCTGCACCACCCGCGCGAAGTAGGTGGTGCCGCTCTCCAGCGTGATCTCGCGGTCCAGTTTCAGGCCCGTGGTGGTGCACCCCGCGTGCAGGCGTCCGCTCGCAAGCCCCCACCCGGGCAGGCTGCTGGCGATGTCGAACCGGTCCCCCGGCTGCACCACCACCACGGGGCGCGTGGTGGTGAACGTGATATCACGCCCCAGGAACCGCAGTCGCTTGAGCCGCCGCACCACCGTGCGAAACACGCGCTCCGGGTGGCGGATGCCATCCAGCCGCTCGCTCTTGCTCTTCACGGGCTCATTGAGCGGCGAGCCCAGCCACAACTGGCCCGGCTCGGGAAACACGATCACGTTGGTGCCGTCGTCCTGCGTCGAATCAATGAACTGCGCGATGATCTGGTTGGGCCGCCGCTGCCCTCCCAGCGTGTGCTCGTACCCGATCTCCACCTGTTCCTCGCCGGCGTCGCTGGAGCTTTCGTCCACCTCGATATCGCCGTCCGTGAACACTTCCACCGGAGAGGTCTGGGCGCGGTCGACCACAAACCGCCATGTGCGGCCCGTCGTCACCGGCGTGCAGTCGCCCGCCTCGCAGATCGCCCGCAGCCAGTCCACGCCCGGGCGCTCTTCCTCCAGCACCATGTCGAAACTGCACCGGGCGATCGATGCCCCCTCCGCCGTGGTGATCGTCTCATCGCAGTAGGCGGCCCACTCAAACAGGCTCGCCATGTCCACGTCGGCGTCGGTGTACTCCGCCCCCATGCCCCACACGGTGTTGGTGAGTAGCTCGAGGGCCAGCCACGCGGGGTTGCTGCTCCACGCGCGGGCGAACACGGGCGAGGACGGATCGCTCACCCCGTCCCAGACACGCGGCCGGATGCCCTTCACCCGCACCGACACGCGCGGTTCGCCCGTCAACTGCTGCCCGGCCAGCAGCTCGAGGGCCAGCAGGGCGTGCCCGGCCCTGGTGTTGGCCGCATACGTCAGCTCCACCACCGAGTCCCACACCAGCCGGTCCGCCGTCGCGATGCCCGCCGCGTCCACCGTCACACGCTCGGCCTGAATGTCCCGGCGCGCGGCGGCGCCGCCGAACTCGATTCGCAGTGTGCTCAGGAACTCGCTCTGCTCGGCGCGGTTCACCGTCACCACTTGCCAGCTGCTCCAGCTTCCGGCGCCGCTTCCCACGTCGCTGGTGCGGTGCCGCACCCGCCATTTCACGGTTGCGGGCTCCAGCTGGGTGCTCGTGGTGGTGGTGTAAAGCCCCCCCGGAAGCCGCACGCGAACCCGGGCGGCGTCAACGGCGTTGAGTGTGGAGAACGTGTACGCCTCGCCGCTGGCACTCCCGCCGGTTCGCTCCGAGCCCGAAGTGTTCACCAGGGCGGCGCCGCCCACACCCACCTCGCGCAGCACCTCGATGTCCCCGAACCCGGGAATCACCGCCTGCCCCGTGCTCCCCATCCGCACCCACGCCCGGCACCCGGGAAAGCTGGAAATCGGCTGATCGTTCAGCCACAGCCCGCTCATGCCCGCCGCGTTGATGGCGTCGGTGTCGGAGGTCACACCGGCGATGTCCTCCACCAGGTCCTGGCTCAGGCACAGCACCAGTTTCAGCCGCGAGTCCCCATCGCCCGTTTCGTTCTCCAGCGGCGTTTTGGATACCACCTGCCCGCCGTAGCGCAGCACTTCCCCCATCACCACGGGTTTCACCGCGCCGGCGATGGCATCGTTGGAGAACCGGGAGAACCCGAAGCGCTGCTCATTGGGCGTGTCCTGGCCGTCCGGCACCTTCACCCGGCTCACCAGCACGGCGCTGGCGGCAGCGCTGGCGATGGCCACCGCGATCAGCACGATGTTCACCGGGTCACCAAACTCCGGGGCGGCGATCACCTGATCGCCCGGCGCCACCGGCGTGTCATCCTCCGCCGCCTTGCCGTTCACCAGCAGTGTGAGCTCGCCCGGCACAGGCTCGCCGGCCACGCGGTAGGCTTCCCGGGCCGCTTCGCCCGCCGTGGCGGCGGCCACTTCCACCATCCGCCGGTTCGAGCGGGCCAGCAGATCGTCATACAGCACCGCCGTGGTCATGCCCGCGCCTCCCTCGCCCGCGGCCGCAGCCGGTTCCGCACCGCCCCCGCCCGAACCCACACGCTCACCCGGTCCAGCCGCGTGCCCCCCTCGCGGGTGGCGTGGATGAACTGATCACCGCCCAGGCACACGCCCACGTGCAGCGATTCCGCCCCGTCCAGCACCAGCACGTCCCCGGGCTGCAGCGGAGCACCCATCGGCACCGAATCGCACAACTCGGGGCCCATGCCCAGGTACGCCTGCTCTTCGGGCGCATCGATTCCCAGCCGCCGCAGCGCGTCCACCGCCGCGCCCCAGCACTTGCGCGAGTCATCCCACGGCGCGCCGATCAGGTCTGCCACCGCGGCCCGGGCCTTCGTGGTATCGGTGATGCGGGCGCTCACAGACGGATCCTCCCCTGCGGCAGCAGCTCCGGGAAGCTCTGCCGGTCAAAGCGGCCCCGCGGCACCGTCTGCTGGTTCGCCGGGTGATCGCACGTCAGCGTCACCGTGCGGGCCCGCACACGGGCCGCGCCCACGCGGTGCGTCCATGAGAGCGCGGGAGAGAGGGCCTGTCCCTCCAGTCCCAGGTAGCAGGTCACCCGCTGGTTCAGGATGTCGCCGTTCTCGATGTACGCGCCCGGCACGCGGCTCACGTTGGGCAGCGTGAGGCGGAGATCCCCCAGCGAGCCCTCGGCGTCCTCTTCGGGCAGCACGATGTCGATAGCGCACGCCTGCCACACACGCCCGTCCGTGGTGGTCTGGTGCCGCTGGCTCCGCACCAGGCGGAAGTAGCCGCCGGCGGCGCGAGTGATCTCGACGTAGAGCAGCCACGCCTGATCGCTGAACAGCGCGAGGCGGGCCACCTGCAGCGGGCTCGTGAGTGTGCGCGGCATGGGTCACCTGATCGCGAAGTAGCGGAGCCCCAGCGTGTCGCTGTTGAGGGCGTTCAGCCGCACGCGGAATCCGTTGGTTTGTTTCTCGAACTCCAGCACGTACCCGCCCCGGGCGTAGGTCTTGCTGATCGTGCTGCCCCCGTCGCTGGCCAGGATGATCCACGAGGGGATCGCGTACGTGTAGTCGTCTGCGGGCTGCTCCATCGACGCGTTCGCCGAGCTCTGCAGCACCAGGTGCACCGCCGTGTAGTCCCACCCCAGGCTCACGTTTGTCCACCCGGCGTTCGTGATGCCGGTGATCGGCCCCGCCGCGGCCTTGCTGGCGTTGTCGTCCACGTACTTTTTTGTCGCGGCGTGCTGGTTGCTCGTGGGGTCGACCACGTTGATGATCTTGTGGGTGCCCAGGTCCAGGTCCGCAGCCATCGCGTTGGCGCCGGAGGTGAGCACCACCTGCTCATACCGCACGCTGTCCCCGGCCGTCGACCCCGCGGCCAGCCCGGTGAGCTTGTGGCTCCCCATCGGCTGGTTGGCCGCGTAGGCGATCGTGCCGCCGTTGTTGATGCACGCCTTCGTGGGATCCGCAAAGAGCGTCCACGCGCTCCCGTTCCACCGGGCGAGCGCCTCGCCCAGGCCGGAAGAGAGCCCCGTGAGCACCGTGCCGCCGGTGGTGTTGTGCAACAAACCGGCCACCTTCACGGTGGGCTCGCTGCTCCCACGCTCGAGGCTCCGGATCGCCTCATCCTGCGCGTCGTCACCGGCCGCAAACTGCGAAAGGTTTGATCCCAGCACTGTGACTGCGTAGAGCGTCATCCGTACACCTCCTCCACTTCGATCTCTTCCCCGGCGAAGATGCCGCGGTCCACGAACGTCTCCGCCGGCTCGCTGGTGAACCGCACCCGCACTTCGCCGCTGTCAGCCGCGTCAACATCCAGTGGCCACGCCAGCAGCTGGGTGCTCACCGTCGCCAGCCACGCCCGCATGGAGCTCCGCTGGCTGGCCGTCATCGCCCCCCAGCGCACGCGGTAGCGCGGCGGGCGCGGCGCAGTGTCCAGGGCGTGCGTCACCAGGTGCCCGCTGCGGGCGCGCGACATCCGAACGTCCCACCCCGTGCTCACCCTCTCCACCAGCACGGGCCGCACCGGCGGCGCAGATTCCATCAGCGGGCCGGAGATCGGCACCAGCGAATGAAAACCGCCCTCGCCGTCCACCGGCGTCACGGTGTTGGCGCCGTTGGCCAGGCCGCGGAAGTTGACGCCGGCGCCGCTCATCCCTTGCCTCCGATCAATGCCCGCATCCGCGCGCGAGCCGCGGGGCTCTTCTCCATCGCCGCCAGCACGCCCTCGGTGGTGGCCCGCTGCAGCTTCCGCAGCGTGTCGGGACTGGCTTCTCCGCCCCCCTGCACTACCACGGTCTGCTGCACGCTCACGTTCACGCCCGCGCCCTGCCCGCTGTTGAGAGCGGCCAGCCCGCCGCGTCCCAGGGCGGCCATGCCCAGCCGATTCACCACGCCCTCGCCGGGCGTGAGCATCGCCGGCACCACGTCAGCGTTCACCGCCGGGCCGTGCACGTAGCCGCCCCGCCCGAAGTGGGCCAGGCGGCCGGGCCCGTCGACCACGCCGCCCCGGTTGGGCAGCACCAGCCCGGGGTTCACGGCCTCGAGGGGTGCGCCCAGCGCGGTAGGCGGCGCCTGCGCCACCGACGCGCCCGGAGCCGCCGCAAGGAACACGCTGGCGATCGCCCGCAGAATCAGGAACTGCAGGATGAGCTGCGCCACCTGCCGCAGCGTCGCGGCGAGGAAGTCACGGAACGCATCTTTGAGGTTCTTGACGCCCCCCAGCACGTCGATGATGGCGCCCGACAGTCCGCTGCTGATCGATCCCGACACCTCGAGCACCACCCGCTTGGCCGTGCCGGCCACGTCGTTCGCGCTCGCCACCAGCTCCCGCAGGGCGTCTTTCCACCCCGTCACCAGGGCCTCCCAGGTGATCGCCTGCACCGCCAGCCCGGCGTCCTGCGTCGCCTTCGCCGCCCGCTCCACCTCTTCCCGCACGCTCCGCCATCGCTCGCCCAGCGACACCAGCATGGCGATGCCGCTGGCCGCCCCGCGCACGCTCGCCTCGCGCTGAGCCTGCATCGCGTCCGTCACCCCGCGAACCTGCTCGCCCGCCTCGCGCCAGCGGTCGGCGATGCCGGTGCCCACGCTGTCCACGCCGTTGGCATTGTCCTCGGAGAGCCGCTTCACCACCGACATCAACGCGACGGCCGGGGAGAGCATGGCGCCGCTATCCCACGACTCCCTGATGCTGCTGGCCAAGGCGCCAAGTTCCAGCCGCACGTACGCCACCACGCGGGCCATGATCGCGCCCACCCGCGTGGTCACCTGGTCCTCCACGGCCTGCAGAATGAACACCACCGCGCTCAGCAGGGCATCCTTTGCCGATGCCATGTGATCGCCGCCAAACGCCTCGCGCACCACGATGGCGATGTTGGAGAGCTTGCGCCCCACCGTCGCCACCGTCTGGGCGGCCAGCGTCAGAAACTGGCTCATCGCGGGCCCCACGGCGCTGATGAACGCCACGCGGAAGCCCAACCACGCCTCGCTCAGGCGGTCCACCGCGTCCCGGTATTCCTGCGCGCTGCGCACCGTGGCGGGGTCAAACACCACGCCCAGGCGCTTGGCCTCATCCGCGTACTCGCGCAGGCTCCGCGTTCCTTTCTGCAGGAACAGCAGAAACTTGTCCCCGTTGGGACCGAAGATCTTTTGTGCCAGGTACACCTTCTCGGCGGGCTCGGCGCGGCTCAGCGCGTCCAGGATCTCCGGCAGCAGCTCGCTCATTCCCCGCAGCTGCCCATTGGCGTCCCGCACGGACAGGCCCAGCCGCGTGAAGGCCGCCTTGGCCTTGCTCTCCCCCGTGATCGCCAGCTGCGCGGTCTGCTTGGTGGCGGTGCTCACGCCCTCCGCCAGTCCCTCGAACTCCACCCCCGCCAGCTTCGCGGCATAGCGAAGCTCGGACAGCATCTTCACCGGCAGGTTCAGCCGCTCCGCGGCATCCCCCACCGCTTCCACCTCGCTGGCCGCATTCCCGAACCCGGCCACAAATCGGCTCACAGCCACCGCGGCCGCCCCGCCCAGCAGCAGCCCGCGCAGGCTGGTGAGCGCACCCACCGCCGCCGTCGCGAACGTACCCACGCCCCGCAGCCCAGCGAACACGGCGCGGCCCATGTTGCTGGCGCCCTGGCCAACCTGGCGCAGCACGCTCGATGCCCGGTCCTGCGCGACTACCTGAATGGCCAGCTGCTTCGTCGTCACGCGCTACCCCTTTCGGGCCGCCTTGCCCGCGTCTTCCAGCTCGAGGCGCTGCAGCTCCGCGTCCAGCACATCCAACCCTTCCAGCAGCGCGCCTGATGCCTCACCGTGCCGCTGCTCATACGCCCCCAGCCCGTGCCGCTCGATGAAGGCCCGCGCCAGCAGGAACTCCCCGTGCGCCTCCAACAGCTCCGCCTCACCCGGACTCTCGCGCCGCACCAGGCCGCGCCCGCCGCAGTGCTCGCACTCGCTGCTGCACCCGCACTCGCACGCTTCCCATTCATCGCGGTGCGCCTCCGGGTTCTTCCCCTCCAGCTGCAGAGCCGCCCGCCGCCGCCGGCGGTGAATCACGGCGGCGAGCGCCATCAGTTTCCCGTCTGCTCCTGGCTCAGGGTGCCGTTCGCCGCGGCGATCACGGCTGAGTGGTCAACCGGGCCCAGGGCGTCAGCCAACGCCTCGCTGCACACCGGGCCCGCCGCCGGGTGCCTTTCGGCCTTGAACTCCACAGCCTTGCCGTCGATGCCGGTTACGCCCTCCGCGCCGCAGATCGCGGCCCGCACCAGCATGTAGCCGTACGCCATTTGCGAGTGCGCAGAATCGGAAAGCTGCACCGCCTGCGCGATCCGGATTTGTTGCCCCATCCCCAGCCGCCGAACCCACACCTGCCCGCCACCCTGCAACTTCACCACCGCACACCCGGTTGGAATGCCGCTCATCGCCTGTACCCTTTCACGCATCCGGCCGCTCACCCAAGCGTCCGGTATGTCTTACTTATGGTCACCCTCGCTCTTGGTTCCCTTGGCCTACCCATCTTTTCACGTGGCCCCCCGACCACGTGAAATCCACATCGCCGACGATCCCCCGTCTCGGCGGTCTATCAGCCGAACACGTGCCAGATCACCAGCTCGTCGTCCTGGCTGCCCGTGAGCAGCAGCGTGGGGTTCACCGTGGTAATGCCGCCGCGGTCACCCGGCTGGTGCTCGCCGATGATTTGGGCCGCCGGGGCGTAGAGCTGCACCACGCCGTTGGCGTCGCTGCTCGCGCCCACTTCCGTGTTGAACTCGAACGTCACGCCACTGTTCACCAGGTTTTCGATGTATCCGAAGCTCGCGCCCACCACGTACTCGGGGTCGATCTTGGCGGTGATGCGGCGATTACCGATACGCGGCGCCAGGTTGCCGCTGCCCACCAGCTCGGCGTCCGTCATCGTCGCACGGTCCGTGAGCTCGTTGCCCAGGTCGATCTCGAGCTGGGTGATCACCGGCGGGGCGTAGCTGCCCAGTTTGAGCGGCATGCCCTTGCACGGCTTGGGGGTGGTGCCCACGGCGGTGATCACCGCCGCAGAGCCGGTGCGCGGTCGGCCCGCGTTGGATCCGTCAAACACAGGGCACCCGCGGAACTCGGTGCGCAGCTTGGCGGGGTTGTCCACCGCCAGCATCAGGCTGCCCCGGGCGCGGGCGCCCACGATCGTGTGCCGCTCGCCCCCCAACCGTCGCTCCACGGTGGCCGTGGGCGGGGTGGTCGATGCGTTCTCGGTGAGCGGGCGGAACGCATACCCCGCGTTGCTGGGGCTCCCGCTCTGGGTGCTGCTCGCCTGCGATACAGCGTAGTTGTACACCACGTCGCCGTTGGCGAAGGTGCCCGTGGTGGGCTCATACACCAGCGTGGTGGCGTTGATCATCCGCACAAAGATGCCTTTGGCGGTGGCGCTTCCCAGCGTGGCGTTGTTGCCGATCACCTGCCCCGCCTTGTACGGGCCATTGGTGATGGAGCCCACGGTGATCTTCTTGAGCTGCACGCCGGCCGCGAATCCGCTGCACCGCAGGCCCGTGTGCCACGGGGCGGCCGCCGCCGCACCGCCGCCCACCAGTTCCTGCGCGAAGTGGATCTCGCCCAGGCGCCCACCCTTGAGCATCGCCTGGGGCGTGAGCGTGCCGCGCGTCAGCCCGCGGTCCACCTCGTTGGGGCTCACCTTGTTGTCATTGTCGGCCGAGTTGGAAAGAAAGTCGGAATCCGACAGGCTCTCCTCCACGCCCTCACTCGCCTCGATCTTGTACCCGATCTGACTGTTGCGGTTCAGCATGTCACGGCCTCCGGTGTATTACACCTCTTCCAGGTTCAGCTCCAGGCTCGCGGCGCTTCCGCCCGCGAACCGCGTGATCTCCAAGTCCCCGAGCAGCCCCGCGTTGAGAATGCGGTAGCGTGGCGCGGGTTGGTTCAATGGGTCATCCGGCGGCACTCGAATCGCCACGGGCACAGCGCCCCCGCGGCTGTTGCGCACGGCCATCAGCACCTTCATCACCTCGCCCGGCGTGGCGTTGGGCAGCGGCAGGCGATAGCGCCGCCGCGGGTGCTCGTGCACCGCGCGAGTGTGCCGCATCGGGCCCTCGCTGGCCAGCGTCACGCTGGTGTCCATCCGCCGCCCGGGGAACGCCAGCGCCACCGAGCTGCCGCCCGTGGGCGACACCAGCGGCGGGTCCCCCGCGTCCGGCAGCGTTGCCAGGCTCCCCGCCGTCGCGATTGCCGTGATCTCGCTTTCCGTGAGCACCCGCAGCCACACGGCCGCCGCGCGGATTCCATGTGCGCTTCCGCCCCCGATCCGGAGCGTGGCCTGGTGCGGGTCCCACGCGTACACGCCGTCATCCTGCTTTTGCGCGCCCGCCGCGTAGATCCGGCAGCGCACATCCGTGGTGGTCACCCGCACCAGCTCGACCAGCATGGTGTAGGGCGCGGTGCTGGCAAAGGGCGGCTGGTTGATGAACGTGTCCACCCCGTTGCCCGCGCCCACGCCCTGGCCGGCGTAGATGTGGGTGTTGAAGCTCGGGTCCTGCGGCGGCGGGTTGGCGATCGCCGCGGAGATCGCGAGGCTCAGCACGTACTCGCCGTCGATGCGCACGAACTCATCGCTGCCGCTGGCCGCCTGCCCGGCGTCCTGGGGCGTGACCGTGTGCTGCCACCCGCCGTACCACGTGTCGACGCCGATGGTGCAGGCGTCCCCCACGTTCTCCAGCATGGCCCATCCGGCGGGGATGCTGCCCGAGCCGTAACCACCAAACTGGTTGTCGCTCCCCGGCGTGTTCCAGCAGTCCGCCACCGTGTCGTGATTCGCCGTCAGCGCCAGGTCCAGCTCGCCCATCAGCCCGTGCGCGGTGCTTCCGCTCCCTTCATCGAAGGGCCAGAACTCCGCAAGGTCTGTGAGCAGCGACGCCGGAAGCACTGCGAATCTCCGTTTACGCCGCCGTGGTGGGGTCACCCCGGCGGAAGCCGTACGCAATCTGAAACGCGTGGCACGACACCAGGCCGCCGAAGGTGCTTTGGTACGGCCCGTCCATGAACATTAGGCAGCGGGCCGAGCGGGCCAGCCCGCCAAAGTCCTCCGTGTCCAACGTGCCGTAGGTGCCATAGATCAGCTTCAGCACGTCGTCGACGCCGTTTATGGCGGCGTCGTAGTCGTCACCCTCGGCGGGCCCGTGCACCGCCAGGAACACATCGAACGTGAACAGCTCGATGCTGGGCATGGGCGCCATCGGCGTGTCCTCGCCCAGCAGATACTGCACCGCGTACTTTCCTGCCGCCACGGTGGCCGGCACACTGGCACGTTCCTGGCCCGGCACCACCAGCGTGATGACGTTGTTGAGGGCGGCCATCCGCACCCGCCACGCCTCGACGATCTGGAGCTTCACGCTCTTCATGCGTTGCCCCCCTTGACCGGCTGCACGGGGTCAATCCGCCGGGCCGCCTCGGTGCCCTGGCGCTGGGCGTAGTACCGCTTCACCCGGGGCCGCCGCCCCTGCTCCCACACGCCGAAGCGGGCCACAAACTCGCTCTCCGTGAGAAACGCGCCGTCGCCGCTCATCGCCGCTGCGATCTCGCCGGCCTTGTCCAACACCGCCTCAAACGTCTTCCAGTCCCGGGCCAGCACGCTCTGCCACTGCGCGTACCAGCGGAGAATGGGCCGCTGCTTGCGCTGCATCCGCAGCCATCCGAGCAGCAGGCTCCGCCAACGGTCCTTCCCCTTCCCGCCCTCAAACCCGCGTTCGATGTACAGGAAGCCCTTGCTGGTCAGCTTCGGGCGGTCCTCGGGGTTGTTGCTCCCCAGCAGCCGCCGCATCTCGGGGCGCATCTTGGGCCACGGAATCGCCATCGGGGAACTCGCCCGGATGGTCCGCCCAAACTCCGTGTCCTCGAAAAAGCGGTCTTCCTGGTCGAAGTCGGGGGAAAACGCGAAGGATTCCCCCTGCACATCGTCGATCGTTTCCACGTTGCTGCGCCGTCGTCCGTAGTACCGCGTCATGGCGCCGATGAACTTCTGCCCGCCTCGCCGCGTGGGGAACTGGTTGTGCGCCAGCACGCTGCGCTTGTGGTGGTTCGTGAGCGCGTAGACGCGATACGCCAGCGCCCCCAGCAGGGCGTCGGGGACGAACCCCAGCATGTTGAACACCGCCGCGCAGTCAATCCGCACGTCAGCGCCCAGGCTCCCGGCGCCCGTGGCCACGAACCGGGCCGCGGCGCCCGGTCCGGAGAGGGCCTGCGTCGACACGCGCGGCGTCATCGTGGTCACGGCATCACCTCCCCGTGCCACACCGCCGCCCCGCTCATGAATACGCCGCCCGTCACTCGCACCACGATCTCGGCCACCGCCGGCTGATCCACGGCCCAGCCAGGCACCCGCAGGTCATCGCCCACAGAGAGCGTCTTGATGTTCCCGGCGGCGGATACGCCGGTCCCGGGCGAGCTCTCGGTGTCCCCCGCCTGCCACCCAAGCGCGGAGATCCGGGCCATCCGGTTGGTGGTCACGGGCAGGGATGAGCCTCGCCCATCGATCCCCGCGGCCTTGGGCATCACAGGCACGATCACCACCCGCACCACCGTGCCGCTGCCGCCACCCTTGGGCCGATACACCGCCTGGCATCCCCGCAGCACGTACTGCGCCTCAAACGCGGACCGCGCCGCAGTGGCGGCGAGTCCGGAAGGCACAGGCTGAGAGGGGAGCACGGTCACGTGTCGGGTCCTTTCGACTGAGCCGGCGGCCCGCTTGGGAAGCGGCCGAGCACGTGGGGTCATCGCGCCCGGCCATTCGCCCGCGCCGCCGCCGGCGTCAAAGCGCCGCGCCGGGTGTTCGCCGGCGCGGCACGATTCGCTTAGATGTTTGCGCTATCCGTCTCGAAGGCCAGGATGTGAACCTTCTGCGAGGTCACGATGTCCGTGCCGGCGATGGTGATGATGTTCTCGTTGCCGGCGCCCGCCTTGCCGTTCACCGAGAAGCCGGTGGTGTACAGCGTGCCGTCGCTGTTGAAGATGTTGACGATCCAGGTGGCGTTCGCCCACGGGAAACCCAGATCCACGTCCATCGTGTTCGCAGTCGCCTGCCCAGCGCTGGGCGTCAGCGTGTCCGTGAACTGCCGCTGGCGGCCCACGTTGAGGTTCACGCTGGCGCTGGTGTCGCCGGTGGCGGCGTCCTCCGCCAGCACGCCCATCACGCCGGCCGACAGGTCGGTGACGATCACCTTGTTGGTGAAGTCATACCCCACCGGCTGGCCGCGCTTGCCCACCCAGCCCGTGGCCTTGGGCAGGGTGAAGCGGCCGTAGCAGTGCGCGGTGCCGGTGCCGGTGCCGCCCGCGGCCACGTCATCGCCCATCACCAGCCAGATTCCCTTGCGGCGGACCACATCGCCGGCCTTGAGGGTCGGCGCGGTGCCGGTCAGCCCGTTCGCCAGCACGTCGTTCAGGATCGTCACCACACCGTCCTGCGGGTGGTCACGAAGAGGATTCTTCGACATCTCGCGTTCCTTTGCTACTGAGCCCCACTGTGGGGGCGTTGGTTCGTCGGTCGGTCTTTCTCTTTGGCGGCCTCACGCCGCCGCGCTGTGGATCAGGTCAGAACTCAGGCGCCGGGGTTCTTGTCCACCGCCTCGAAGTTGATCGCCTTGGCGGCGGCGCCCAGCAGGGTGAACTGCAGCTTCATCACCAGCGGATTGCCGGTGTTGATCACGTCCACCTGCGGGGTGCGCTGCCCGCGGAAGAAGTTGACCTGCACCGCCGGCATCTCGTTGGGATCGGCCACCAGGTAGTGCGCGGTGGTGTTGGTGAGCTTGTCGCTGACGATCGGCTCCACCAGGTTCTGCACGGGGTTGATGTCGTTGTTGTTGCCGCCCGGCAGCTTCTCGCTCTGCAGCACGGTCTTCGCGGTGAACTGCAGGGCCGGGGGCACCAGCAGGAACCTCGGAGTGAGGCTGACGGGCGCCTTGTCGGGCCCGAAGCCCTTGGCGGTCCGCATGCGGATCGCCTGCTTCTGGAGCGTCGCGGCGGAAAGAGCCGCCGCGGAGCCCTCCAGGTTGTTGTGGCTGGAGTGGAACAGGGCGGTGCCGTCGCCCATGTTGGCGTTGGCCTCCAGCACCGCGTAGGGCAGGCCATCGATCAGGCGGGCCGCCGCCGCAAAGAACGCCGTGGTGGCATCGGCGAACAGGCCCAGCGAGTCGTTCACCATCATCTGCAGCGTCCACGCGAAGGCGCGGGAGAACGTCTGCAGACGGATCTGCTCGCGGCGTTCGTTGAACGTCGCCAGGTCCGCTTCCTGCCCTTCGGGCGTCAGCCTGAGAGCAGCCCCCTCGCTCAGGGTCAGCAGGTCCTGCGTCTTGAAGTCATCCTGCCGCCCAATCCGGCACCAGAGCTGGTACGTGGTGGGCGTCTCGGCGAACTTCACGTTGCCCACCAGGTTGGCGGCATTCTGCAGGATCAGCGGGAAGTCGCTGGTGGTGTTGCTCGCGGCGGCGAAGATCTCCTCCGCAGGCAGGTTCCCCGCGAACCGCCCGCCCAGGTGCGCCTTCGCCATGTCGATGAGGCGCATGTGCTGCATGCCTTCGGCGTACGCCTCGGTCATCGCGTCGCTCGCCGCGGCGCCCGGGGCGCGCCCGGTGGCCGCGGTCAGGCCGATGCGGCGGATCGCATCCGCCACGCCCTCGTCATTCCCGATCGTGCCGGCGAGCTTGCCGCGCAGGCCGGGCAGCATGCGCTCGGCGATCAGCAGGCTCATGGCGCTGGCGCGGCGGCTGCTCCCGCTGGCGCCCACCCGCACGTTCACCTGCCCCACGGGCCGCGTGGCCTCCGCCACCAGCTCGAGGGCCTTGAAGCGGAACACATCCGCGCTCGTGCCCGCCTTGATCGCCTCATCGGCCGCAGTCTTGACCGCGCCCACGTGGCTGAATCGCTCGGCGTACTGCGTGATGTCCGCGATCCGGGCCCGCTCGAGGCGCTGCCCCTCGGCGATCGCCGCGGCCTGGTCGAACGTGCCGGCGTTGCCGCCACCACCTCCGCCACCAGCAGCGGCGCCGCCGTTTCCTGCGGCAGCGGGAATCGTGCCCGCCACCTGGCCATTGGAACCGTCACCCACGCCGCCGGTACCGCCCGCGGCGTCCGCCAGAATCTTCGCGCTCATCGCGCTGTCCTTTCCGCCGGAGTCACCGGCTGCCGCCCCCACCCCCACCGCCGAACCACTCGCCCCCGCCACCACGTCGACGAATCCCTGGGCAAACCGCCCGGGACCACCACCCCGCGCAACCGCGCGGGGCGAATACGCCGAGTCCATCTCGCGCAGCACGTCCGCCAGCGGACGCACCGCGTCCACCAGGCCCGCGGCCTGCGCTTCTTGTCCGATCCACACGCGCCCGTCGGCCACGTCGGCCAGCCGCCCCGCGAGGGTGGGCCGACCCGCCGCCACGTCCGCCAGAAACGCGTTGTAATACGCGTCGATTTCCGCCTGCAGCACCTTGAGGTCGGAGCTGGTCACCGGCACGCCCGCGGTGCCGATGCCCTTGCTTTCGCCCGCCTTCACCAGGTGCACCTTGACACCACGCTGCTCGAACGCCTTGCTGGTGTCCGCGATCGGTGCGTAGACGCCGATAGAGCCCACCGCCGCGGCCGGGGACGCATCGATCCGGCCCGCCTGCGAAGCGAGCCAGTAGGCCGCGCTCGCCGTCAGGTCATCCGCGTACGCCCACACAGGCTTGCCGGCGCGTGCGGACCGCAGCTCCTGGGCCAGCGTCGCCAGCCCGGACACGCTGCCCCCGGGCGACTCCACCAGCCGCAGCACGCTCCCGATGGCGTTATCCGCGAGCGCTTCAGCCAGCGCCGTGCGGATCGCTTCCACGCTGGTGCCGCGCGGCTGGCTGCTCCCGTTCACGCTGCTGGCGTGCTTCGCGATCACCCCGCCGATGCCGATCACGCCCACGCTGCCCACCCGCATCAGCCCGGCGTCACCCTGCTCGGCGTAGCTGGCCGAGTCCCGGCCCGCCCGCACCGGCAGGTCGATCGCCGCGGCTTCGCGCTCGAGGCGGCCGCGCAGCCAGCCGCCCGGCTGGCGGTTCTTTTCGTTCGTGATCGCGGACACCTGCTCCGCGGAGAGCTTCTCCCCCGCGTCATGCCGCTGCACCACTTCCACCAGGGCGCCCAGCACCTCGGGCCGCATGGCCCACCGCTCGGTTGCCACTCGCTGCCACAGGCTCATGCCACGCCTCCGTTTCGCAGGTGCCGCCGGCGGGCGCTGCGCCATTCGCGCGTGCGGTCAAACTCGTTTCGCACCAGCGTGGTGCTCGCCGCCGCGCGGATCTGCTCCGCCTCTCCGGTGGGGTCGATCGCCGCCGCCTCGGTGGAGTTGTCCTCGGGGTTGGGTGGTTCGCCGTCCGGCGCGTCCCCCTGCTCGGTTCCCAGCCCGGGCGTGCCCGGCTGGTTCACCATGCCGTTCGGGGGCGTCTTGGGCGGCAGGCCCAGGCGCTCGCGTTCCGCCGCCTCGTACGCCTCTTCCTGCAGGCGCTGGTCCACCACGTCCTGCCAGTGCTTCCCCATCGCGCCGGCCACGTCGGCCAGCGATTTGGTGCCGCTGCGCATCGCCACTTCGTCCGCCTGGGCTTCCTGCAGCGGGTTCACCCACTCCCAGCCCGGCGTGATCACCGTGCATTCGTACAGCGCCTGCGGGCGCTCGCGCAGCCACGCCCGCTCCTCGCCCGTGAGCTTGAGCCTGCCGGTGAGCAGCGCCACGTCCAGCATCCGCCGGTACCACGGCCGCGTGTGCTGGTGCCAGATCTGTTGAATCTGCCACCGCCGCCACTGCTTGCGGTCCTCGAGTGCGTCGCTGCGATCGCTGGAAAAGGTGCTCTTGCTGCGGTCACGCGTCAGCGCGCTGTAACCCACGCCCAGCCCCGCGGCCATCCGCCGCAGCAGCAGCTCCTCGATCACGGCGATACCCGGGCCGCTCGCCGCGTTGGCGATGCTGTGCACCTTGAACCCGGGGGGCGTCTGCCCCACCATGCCGGGCCGCATTTCGTTCATCGGGTTGCCGTTGAGGTCGCGAAACGGGTTGGGGTCCCCGGGCTTGAGAATCGGGGCCGAGCCCTCGAAGATCAGGCCCAGGCACGCGCGGGCCTTCTCGAGCAGCAGCGCCGCCTCCGTGAAGCTGTCCTCCAGCCGCGTCGTCGTGAGCACGGGAACCGCCCACGGCATGCCGCGGAGCTGGCCCAGCCGGCGGGAAAAGAACGACAGCGTGGCGTCCATCGCGCTCACGCGCCGCGGCGTCAGGTCCACCACGGCGCCGAGGTCAAACGGGCTCGCGGGCAGCACGTGATACGCCACGCGTCGCCCCGCCGCGTCCAGTTCCACGCTGTGAGTGATCCCCGCCAGCCCGTCCCCGCCTCGCCCCAGCCGCATCGTCCACGGCCCATCCAGGGGCATGCGGTCACGGTCCACCAGCTCGATGACCGCGCCGCGGGCAAAGCCGCGGAACGAATCCGCCACCGGCAGGTGCACCAGCACCTCGCCGGCCGAGAACACCTCGCTGGTGTGCATCTCCTGGCTGGTGGTCAGGGCCGTTTCGCGGCCCACGTCAACCGCCTCCGCCTCCGCCCAGAACAGCTCCTCGATCTTGTCGTCCAGGCTTTCCAGCCCCGTGTCGGGTTCGGGGAAGATGCCCCGGCCCACCACGTTGCGGATGAAGAGGTCGCGCGCCCCCGCGATGATCGGGTTGTCCTCCATCAGCGAGCGGATGCGCCGCACCGCGAGGTCCAGGTACTGCCCGTTGGCCGCGTTGGGGCCAATGCTCGCGGGGAAAAAGTCAGCATCATGGCGTGACAGCCGCCCGGCGTCATACGCCATCGGGGCCGGCCGTCCACCGCCACTCCCGCCGCCCCAGAATCCGGCCCGCCGCAGTCCGGCGCGGAACCCGTACGCCGCCGCAGATCGGGCGGTCCCGGCAATCGCGGCGATGTTGCCGCCCACGGCGCCGGCCCATCCGGCCACGCTGGCGGTCACCTGGCCAACCGCTCGGCCCACCGCGCCCGGAGTTGTGCCGCTGGTGCTCATGCGTCAGCCTCGGAAGAACGCCACCGGCTGGAATACCGCCGGCTGGCCCTGCCCATTCAGCAGCTCTTCCGCCTTGAGCTTGTCGCGCAGCGCCATCAGCTCGGGAAGCTTGGCACGCTCGTACTCCTCGCCGTTGGCGAGGCGTACCCGCTGGCCACCAGCCATGATCGTGCTGATCGCGATGTCAACATCAGAGCTCGTCACGGGGCCAACTATCACTCGCGGCGAAAACCCGGCAAGCGGATTTCCCGAGCCCCCCCGGTCACCCAGTCGTCACGTACTCGCGCCCCGTCGCGCGGTGCTCTTCGGTGGCGAATCGATGCCCGCACGAACTGCACTTGCGGTAACGGGTTATGGCGTCGACCCGCTGGTGAGTCCCGCCCGCCACCGGCACCTGGCTGCCTTTGCACCTGGGGCACGTGATGGCGTGTCGTTCTTCACGTGGTGCGAGTTCAACGCTGGGCGCTTTCACAGGCGCAGAAACGCCCCCCGCGTCCGTTCCCGCCGTCTCTCCGCCCCCCGCGTCCGTTCGCGCCCCGCCCGCCGCCGCGGGTGATTCGGGCCCGCCAAAGCCGCCCAGCCCCGCCAGTCCGGCCCCCATCTCCCGCTTCTCACTCCCCGCGTCCGTGCGCTTCGCCATCACTGCCCCCTTTCTTTGTCCTGCTCTTCTTTGGCCATTTGGCCCTTTGCTTATCCCCACCAGCTCCGCCCCGTGCCCGACCGGCTCAGCCAGTCACTTCCGCGCGGCGCCATCCATCCGCCGGCCGTCGCGCTACTCGTGTTTCCGCTGTTCGCGCCGCCCGAAGCCGGGGCCGATGCCAGCAGGTGCAGCCGGTCCAGTCCGAGCTTGAGGGCGGCCGCCGCCTCGGCATACGCCCCCGCCTGCATCCAGTCATCCCGCCGGTCTTTGATGAGTTCCCACTGCAGCTCCTCGCTGTGGCCGTACGGCGTCTTGATCGGCACCAGCGTGTTGGCGGTGATCTGCGCCGCCAGGTCCGCGGGCGCGCGGCAGAGCACCGTCACCCGCCCGTCCATCCAGCGCCGCAGCCGGCGGTCCACCCACGTGTGCCGGTGCAGGTCATACGCCTCGAGCATCCCAAGATCGGGGCGCAGCTTGTTCAGCCGCTTCTCCGCTTTCCACAGCACCGCCGGCAGCGTGCTTTTCACGTGCGGCTGGTAGCGCACGGGGATGATCGGGATGATCGCCCCGCTCGCGGCCGACACCACCGTGGTGCGCGCGTTGTCCAGCACGCGCCCCGTCCAGTTGCCGCAGTCGATGCCAACCGCAGAGATCCCCAGCCGCTGCCCGCTGTCTTGTCCCGAGTCATTCGCGAGCGCGAAGCCGGTGGTGCGCAGGAACTCGAACAGCGCCGCCCATCCGCGCACCGCTTCCAGCGCCACGGTGAAGCACTGCCCGCTCGCGGCCCACGCCTCCACGCTGGTCACCAGCACGGGGTTGTCCTCCGGCGCCTGCACGTCGACGCCGGCGGTGAGGTAATACACGCCGTGCTCGCCGCCGGGCAGCAGAATGCGGTCCTGCGTCTTCACGCGCTCGGCCACCGTCGCGAAGGTCACCAGCCCGCTGGCGGCGCGGTACGGCTCGCCCAGGCCCTTGTTCATGAATGTTTGCTCGGCCCCCGTGTTCCCTCGCACGATCGCCCACTCGCGGGCCAGCTTGATGAGCGGGGTTTCAGGGTCCGCCAGGCGGTGAATCGCCAGCCCGATCCACTCCCGGGCCGCGGCTTCGTGCACGTCCAGCGAGCTCTCGAACCGGCCGCTCCCCCCGCGGTCCGCCGGCCACGTCGCGCGGGCGCGCTGCGCGTCGCTGATCTCGCGCGAACAGTGCGGGCATCGCAGCACCGCCGATGCCGGGTCCAGCCGCGGGGCCTCGAGCCCGGTCCGGCTCTCCTCAATCGCGCTGAAGTGCACGTGCTCCCACCGCGGCGCCAGCGCCTTGGCGCAGTGCGGGCAATCAAACACCCATTCCCGCCGATCGCTGCGCGCCATGTACAGCGCGTGGATGTCTTCGTTGAAGAAACGCGGGTGGCCGAATGCATCGATCCGCCCGCTGTGCTGATACACCTCGGTGCGCTGCAGGGCCGTGGCGAACAGGTCACCGCTCGCGGTGGGGAACGCCCGGGAGCTCATCTCGAACTCATCGATGAACACGTACCGCCGCGAGCGGCTGATGGCGTCGCTCTCGGTGCCCGCCCCCGCGAAGTCCAGCACGCCCCCGGGATACTCGTAGTGGCCCAGGATCGTGCGGTCATCCTTGCCCGCCGTGAAGGTTTCCTGCAGCGTGGGCGAAGCGCGGATCCAGCGCGTGAAGAACGCGTGGCTGTAGTCCAGCGCCTTGCTTTCCGTGTCCATGAAGTAGATGCCAGGCCCGCCCTTGTTGGCCGCGAGGTAGAGCAGCAGGCCCATCGAAATGAACGTGTGCCCCACCTGGCTCGGCTTGATCGTGATCACGCCCTTCTTGTGCGGCTCCTCGAAGTGGGCATCCAGGCACGCCCGCGTCCACGGCTTGAAGTTCACGTCAAACGGGCCCGGGCGCGGGGTCTGCCGCCCGTCCAGGATGATGTGCTGGGCCACCCATTCGCTCGGGCGCGGCGCGAGGCGCGGGCGCAGGCACCGCTCCACCGCGGTCCACAGCGGGCGCTCCGGGATGGCGATCGGGCCCATCTTCACGCGGCGCTCCCCTGCTGCTGAGCCCCCATCGCCCGCGCGATCTCATCGGCCATGCGGGCGCGGGCCTGGGCCACCGCGGCTTCCGCCGCCAGCGCGCAGGCGCGGCGGCCGGCCTCGTGGTGGCGCGGGTCGGTGATCTCTTCCAGGGCCTGCGTCATCGCGGCCGCCACCGCGGCCGGGATAGATTCCAGCGCCGCCACCACCAGCTCGGCGAGCTGGCGCAGCGAGGCGGCCGCCTTGGTGGTTTCAATCCACATTCCCTGCCGCAGCTCGGCGGCGTGCTTCGCTTGGTCCAGCATCCGCAGCTCTTTGTTCAGCGCTGCGATCGCCGCCACCACCCGCTGGGATTCGCCGGCGGAGAGCTTCCCGCCGTCGCCCGCCCCGCTCACGTACTGCAGCTCGGAGAGCTTGCGGCGCACCTGGGCCAGCTGGCGGTCGTAGTCCACCGGACCGGAAAACTCCGCGTCCATCGCCTGCCGGGCGCTCGCGAAGAGGGGCCCCGCGTCGGCCGCGGGCAGCTCGGGTGCCGGCTCAGCCGGTGCGGATTCCGGCTCGGGCTCCGGCGCGGCCTTCCCCGGTCTGTGCACGTCCAGACCCCGGCGGGCCACCCATGTTTTCACGTCGCTCAGCTTCGCGATCTTCGTTCGCCGCTTGCCCGTGCCGGTTTCCTGGTGCGGGCAGCCTTCGGCGAAGTAGAGCAGCACCACGCGCTTCTCGCGGCCGATGGCGCGTGCGATATCCGCGGCGTTGCGCCACGGTTCAGTCGCTCCGGATTCTGCGGTTTCGTCATGCACTGCCGACCCCCGGCAGGGTGTCTATTCCCAGGTTCTCGACACAGGCGCCCCGGATGCCGCGGTGCCGCGCTTCACCACCCGCAGGATCGATGCGTTGGCGGTGTCGAACAGCTCCACCGTCGCCGGCTCGCGGCTGATCGCAGTTGCGGCCTTCCCGGTGCGCGCTTCCAGCAGGCCGTCGTCCACCACGGTCACCGCTTTGCATTCCTTGAGTGCGGCGCCCTGCACGGTGATGTCGGTGCTGCCGAGCGTCCACGTGGCGGACAGCAGCTTCTCGATTCGCACGATCGCCGCGCCGCCATCGGTCGGCTGGTAGGGCGTCACGGCGTACACGTCCTCGATGATCGTGGTGTCCGCGCTGTCACCTCCCGCCATGCCCAGCGTGAGCCGCGGCGGCGCCTCCGCCACGTCCGCCGGCCGGGAGATGATCCACGCGCACAGCCCGCTGGCGTTGAGCGTGGCGAGCAGGGCCGCCTCGCTGGTGGCCGTCTTGGGCACGCTCGGCGTGCTGGTCACTGTGGTGGAATACGCGCCCGTCGATCCGGTGGGACGCAGCACGCTCATCTGCCGATTGCTCATGGGTTCCTCCGCCCGTGTCGCCGGGCTTCTACCTCGCCGCCCGCACCACGCCCGCGCTCTTGGGGCTCATCGAACTCGCCATCAGCTTCAGGATGACCTCCGCCATGCGGTGGTTGCCGTACGCGGACAAGTGCACGTCATCCGACGGGGCCGCGGCGGTGTTGGGGTCGGCCTTGAGCCAGCGGCGAATCGGGCGCCAATACGCGCCGTTGCCGTTGAGATCCTTCATCAGCAGCTCGGCCGCCTGCCCGCCCTGCGTCGCGGAAACGCACTCGAAGTACCGGGTTTGGTCACCGATGGCGTACGCCACCACGTCGCCCACCACGTTGGCCACTGCGGCGTTGTACGCCCCCTTGAAGGTCTTGCCCACGAGGCTGTGCGAACGCGCCGTGAAGCCGGCCCGCTGGGTGGCGAGGTGCACGTTCAGCGCAAACTCCGCCGGGGAGCCCTCGCGCACCAGGTCCGCATCCACCCCCGTCATCTCGGAGAAGTTGGCGTCATACGTGCCGTTGGCGTTGTAGCGGTACCCATCGCCCATCAGCCCCAGCACCGCACCGGGGAATACACCACGCTGCCAATCCAGCAGTGTCTTGATGTCCGATTTGTACTGGGCCGCTGTCTTGCCGCCCGCGTACGCGGTGTTGGTGTGATACGCGTTGAGCACGATGTCCGGCGGGCCAAAAGCCTGCAGCGTGGGGCCGCAGTTGGAGTGGTTGTCCAGCAGGCTCGTGCTGTGATACCCACCAGCGCCGAAGAAGTGGAACCGCAGCCCGAACGGGGCGGTCATGTGATCCCAGCGCACGCCCGCCAGAATGAATCCCGCCGCATCCGCGCCGATCAGGTGCATGTGCATCAGCGGGTTGCTGGCGTCCTGGGTGTGCTCGGTGGGGCCTCCGCCGGCGGTCGACGGGCACCAGATCTGGGCCGCCTGGTGGGATGTGTTGTTGGGATCAAACGCCCCGGCGGCGCCGAACGCCGCGGGTGTCGGGATTGCAATACTGGCCTGGGATGACACCGCCGTGCCGAAGAATGTTGGATTGCCCGGGCGCGCGCTCTTGGTGTGCTCCCACTTCATGCTGGCCGACAGCGAACTTTCGCCGGTGGCGCCGCCCTTGCTCCACGCCACCGCCTTCACCGCGTACTTGCTGCCCAGGGGCATGAACTCGCCCGCCTCGCCGAACTCAGTGGGCATCGCGCCCGCCCCGTCCACGTCCAGCGTCAGCAGGTGCCCGTAGGTCTGCGCGTTGGTCAACTTGAGGGGCGTGAAGTCGGGGGGCGCGTACGTCGACACCAGGCCCGTCACCGAGCCCGCGGCGCTCTGTTTCGCGCTGCGGCAGCACCATTGACCAGGCGGCTGGCTGTTGAAGCTCGCAATCGGCATCCAGGGCGTGCCCGGCGTGCCGCCGAACATCTCCGCGGCGGCGCGGTTCAGCAGCGCGTTCAGCACGTTTCCGTTGCCGGAAAGCGTGTGCAGGCTGCTGCCGAAGACGAACACCTCGACGGGCCGAGTGCGGGCCGCCCGCATCAGGTCACCCAGGCGGTTGCCCCGCATCACCACCAGCGGCTCAGCCGTGTGCGCGTTTGCCATCAGTCCCTCCCCTCGCGGAGCAGCTCGATCACCGTGTCCACGCGGCTGACCACCGCTTCCTGCCGCTCTTCCACGCGGGCCAGCGCCACGCGGATGTCGCCATGCCGCGCATCGCACGCGTCGGCCCTTCGCAGCAGCGCCGCCAGCTCGCTCCCCACGTGGCTCTTGTGCTCTTCGATCGCCCGCTTCGTGGCCTCGATCGTAACCCGCTGGGCCGCCGCGTCCGCTTCGTGCTGGGCCTGGGTCACCGCCGGGCGCACCCACATCGACCGCACCACCGTGCCGACCAGTGTGAGCGCGCTCACGACGAACGCGCCCACGGGCACCCACACGGGGATCCCCTCCGCCAGCACCAGCAGCGCGGCAGCGGCCATCACGCCTTGGCCTTTCGCTTGGTGAAGAGCCCGGCGAACCCCGCCCGCGCCGCGGTGAAGCGCTCGAGGATGCCAGCCGTGGCGCGGGCCGCCTTCACGCGGGCCTCGGTGGCGCCGCTCTGCACCTTTTCGCCCACGCTCTTGAGGGCCGCGTGGTCAATCGGGAGCCCGTCAACGGTCTTGACCACCTGGGCCAGCGTGATGTGCTTGCTGATCACCGCCCACAGCCCGCCCACGGTGAGCAGCACCAGCACGCCCAGCGCGATCCACGCTGCGTACGCCAGGATGAACTTGGCCGCGATGCACGCCCCGAAGAGCACGACACAGCCGGCGGACAGCGTGAAGCTCCGCAGGAACCACCCGCACACCACCGCCGCCAACACGCTCGCCACCGCGAGCAGCGACAGCCACCGCGCCAGCGTCTTGCTGCTGGCGTCGCGGGCTTCCTTCGCCTCCGCGCGGGCCGCGTCGCGCTCCTTGATTGCCTTGTCGTGCGCGGCGGCCAGGTTATCCCGCTCGCGCTGCGCCTCGCGGAGCTGCCGGGCCACCACGTCCAGCGCGTCGGCCTCATCGCCGATGGCGTCGGTGTGCGGCTTGACGATCGGAGCCACCTCAGCAGCCGCCGCCGCCTCGCGCCGGATCACGCCCGTGCTCTTGTCCACCTGCTCGGCCTGTCCGCGCAGGCTCACCGTGGGCTTGGGCGCCGTGCTGTTTCGCCGCGCGGCGCACCCCGCCGGGCTGGTCACCAGCAGCAGCGCCGCCGCCGTCAGCATCAGCAGAACGATCGCCCACACCGGATGAACGCGCAGCAGGACCGCCGCGCCGAGTCCGCTCGAATCTCGCCCCATTACATGGTGCCCGCCCACGCCGTCCGGTGATCGCCGGAGAGCGCCGCTTGAGGTCCCCGTGTGCCGCGGGGTACGTCCAGCTCCAAGTATCACGCGAGCCCGTCAGGACTCCAACCGATTTCCCGAGCCCCAACAGATAGGGGGCGCAATCCGCAAAGCGCAATCCGCAGCGCGCTAACACACCCCTACCGTGAACCGCCGCCTCGCGTC